GCCTCATAGCAGGCCCTCTTCTTCCAGGGCCGCGAAGGCATGGTCGAACGAAACGACCAGGTGGTCCAGCGTGATCTTGAGCAGCGGGGCGACTGAGTCTCCCGCGTCGACGTGGTCGCGGTACACGGCTTCCATCGCGTCCAGCTCGTGGGCCAACACAAGCAGGACCGCGGCGGCTTGCGGGTGCAGCCTTTCGGTGTCTGCTATGCGCTGCTCCCGCTCGGTCATACCGTTGCGGATGATGGTGTCGGCTAGGCTTGGCATGTTGCCTCCAGTGATTCTCCGGCCTTCCGGTCCAGGCGCTCACGCTGCGAGCCGCTGAGGCCCTGAAGCGTTGCGTACTGGTGCCAGCCGGTCAGCATGTCTGTCTCTTCGGTCACGAGGTCGGATGCCTCCGTGACGCCGTGGGTTATGTTGGCGATCGGGCCATGGACCTTGACCGCGCCAGCGGCGTACAGAGCGCGACGGATGGCGGCATGGTCTACCGTCTTGGCCTGCTCGGGGGTGGCGGTGTACCTGGCGCGCACGATGGCGCCCTTGTAGTCTGGAAAGGTGTACTGCTCGATGGCGTCGAGGCTGATATCGATGTCTACGAACTGACGGGGCTGTGAGCTGTGCCATTCACTAATGACGACGGTACCGTCGTCTCGCAGGTCCAGCAGCCACCAGCCCTTGTCCTCGTCTGCCTCTGAGAAGTCCGTGCGCTCGATAGAGCCGCAGTAGGCTATAAGGGGAACGTCTCTCAACACCTGCGCCCTATGAAGATGGCCCCAGCACTGAGCGACAAACGGCAAACCCCTCAGCTCTGACAGCGGCAGCACGGCCTCACGGAAGAACGCGGTGGACCCTTCAGCCCCTACCTTGGAGCCGCTGATGGAAGCATGGCCCAAGAGGACAGCGCCGAAGGCGCCGAAGGCGCCGAAATCCTGCTCCGCCTCTGCCGCCAAACCTCTAAGGGTGGCCAGTGACAGGTCCACGATCTTGGCGTTCTGCTCATCGATGGTCAACTTCTCGAACTCGGGATCCTGCGCGGCTATGTAGGCGCGGTTGGGATAGGGGAAGCAAGCGACCGGCAGGCTCATAGGTCCCGCATAGACCACCTGCGGCCTATCGACGATGGTAACGAGCTTGTACTCATCGAAGATGGCCAGGGCGTGAGCGCGGCCTATCTGGCGCGGAACGTCGTGGTTTCCGGTGATCATCACCACGGGGATACCGGCGTCGTCCAACAGGTCCAGGCCCACGCGGAACACGGCCTGCTCGGTGGGCGTCGGCTTGGCGCTGTCGAAAGCGTCCCCAGCCATGAGCACCAGGTCCACCTTCTCACGGACCATCCGCTCGCAGGAGGTCACCCAGGCGCGGCGATAGTCGTAGAGGCGGCCGTTCACGCCCCCCTTGTCTTCGTCGCCCAGGTGGTAGCTCGCGCCTAGATGTAGATCTCCGCAGTGGGCGATGCGCAGGCTAGAAGGTGATATCGCTGAGGTCATCGCTCACCGCCTCCTCCCCATGGAAGTAGCGCAGCCAGGATTCCGTGTCGGGGCCCAGCTGCGGGGTGTGGAGCAATTTCTGCCTCGCGTAGTCGGGGTGCTGCTGGCAGACCTCAGAGAGGAGCATGCCGGCCATGGGGCCGCGCGGGATCTGGATGTCAGAAGTGGGGCGCGGTCCGTTGGTCTCGGGCCCCACGTCGATGATCTCGCCGGTCTCCGTGTCTACCGTCTCTGACGCCGCGTCGGCTGCCTCGATGGCGCGTTGCTCGGCCTGCACGACCGCACCGAAGAGTGCCTGCTGTGCCTGCTGGCCTTGGCCCATGAGGGCGCCCAGCACCGCCGGGTCTGACGTGTCCGGGGTGTAGCTGAGGCTCATCACCAGGAAGGGCTTGTGGGCCTCCTCCGGGGTGTATTTCTGCTTGACCGTGAGCTCCTGCCGATAGGCTGCCAGGCGGGCCTTGGTCTCGGTCATGCGGATGCGGAACTTGTGCACCCGTCCCCACCAGTTCTTGGCCCACCACTCGTTGTAGGCGCTGTCGCTCTTCTGAGCCCACGCCGGAGGGGCACTCTTGAGCAGCGCCATCTCGGCTTCCTCTACCCACTCCTGGCTTCCGGCGATCTCGCGGTACGTCCAGCCGTCCGGGTTGCGCACCTTGGCGTGCCAGGTGATGCGCACGTTCTCCTTGCGGTTGCCGAAGTAGACGATCTCGGGCCCTGTGTCTTGGATGCCGGCCTTCTGGGCGATCTGGTCAAGAGCGCGCTTGGTGAGCGCGACCATCTTGACCTTCTTGTTGTCTCCGGAGCCCTCGGTCTCGATAGGGTAGAAGTCCCCGCCGTTGATGGGGTCCGGGTTCAGCTTCACGAGAGACAGGCTCGGTGTGAAGTTGCGATCGGCTTTGGCCAGGGTGGCCGCCGGCGCGAGCACGTTGTACCGCTTCTGCAGTTCGTCGCTCGTGAGGTCCACCATGAGCACGCCTGAGGCTGAGTACTGCACGACTCCCTGCGGCAGTTGCCCGGCGACCGCCATGAGCGCCTGTTCCTGCGGGCTTGCTTTCTCTAGTGCTTGGCTCGGTGTCATCTTGCTTCCCCCTTGCTGTGTTGCAGCCGTGCCCGCAGACTGCGGACCAGCTCGGTTACCTTGTTGCAGTGGTCGCGGATGGTGCGAAGTAGCGCGCACTGCTCGGTCGTGAACGCATGCAGCCGCGCGAGTTCCTTTGCCAGGTGTCGGGCTTCCCCCAGGTCGATAACGCAGTCCGCCCAGGCGAGCGCCAGGTCTTCTTCGATGTGCTCCACCACGTCATTGGTGCAGTCAGCCAGGCACTGAGCGTCGAACACCCCGTCATCCAGGAGCGCGATCGCGTGAGGTATGGGTCCGCAGGCGCCCACTACGCCACCCGTCCGGCCCTCAGCAGCGCTTCGCCGGCCACCTTGTAGGCGTCCTGGGCGGCGACCAGACGGGCGAAGGCGTCATCTACTTGGGACTTGGCGCTACGGACGGCCGCCATGGCAGTCTCGAAGTCAAGGACCACCGGGTCGTGTATCCCGTCAGGCGCTCCGGGCGACCACTTGTCCAGGTCGATTCCGATAGGTGCCGGGGGCTCCGTTGCCACGGAGGGGGGGATGGGCCCGGAAGCCCCCGGCTGTGGGAAAGCTGCTTCTACGGCGGTTGGGGTCGCCGGGGAAGCCTTGGGATGAATCTTCGTGACCGTGACCTCGCGCGAGACTGTCTCGGGCATCCAGCCGTTGATGTTGCAGTCTTCGAACCCGGCGGGCTTGTCCAGGCGCCCAGTCTTGAGAGCCCAGCGGGCCACGCGCACATTGACCGGCCGAGTAGCGCCGGTGGCGCGGCCCGCGTTCGTGAGCCCAGAGCGGTGCTCGGAAGGCGTGCAGCCCTTGCGAGCGCAGATATCCTTGACCGAATGGCAGAGCACCGAGGCGAGCAGGTGGGCTACATAGTCCCGGCCCCGCTCCGCCTTGTCGTGGAGCGTTATCCAGACCTCGTTGCAGTCGCAGCACAGGCCATAAGGGCTCTTGACCTGTCCGTCGGGGATGGCCTTCAAGCAGCAGTCGCAGGTGGTCATGGCTAGGCTTCCTTCCACAGGTAGACGACAAAGGCGACGAGGGCAAATACACAGAGCGCGATGACTCCGTAGGCTTTAAAGTCCAGGGCTAGGAGCTCCCAGTTCATCGAGCCACCATCCAGGCGACGAGGGCGATGAACGTCACGATTGCCACGAACACCAAGAGGTCCGCGGAGGCCGCGCGCTCGATACGCACGGCGCGCTGGTGATCGAGGCGACGGGCCTCCCGGTTGGCCTCGATGATCTCGTGGGTCAGTTGCTTGTCTGCGACTACCATGGGCCCCCCTCTCTAGTTGTCTGAAATCGGGCGGTGAGCGCCAGTTTTCGCGCCGATTTCGCGTTCGCAGGCGTCGGATGGGGAATTGCACCCCCGTGTCTGGATTTGGCGTCTGAGAAGCGTCATGGTCCACTCGGGTCCACCGTCACCTTTGCGCCACTCCCAGAGGGCACAAGCCCGGTCATTGCACTCGTTGATCTGCTGGCGTTGACCGCCCATGCACTCCAGGCAGAACTCGCGGATGGCGTGGGCGCGGTTAAGGCGTGGACGGGTGGCCATGGCTTACCTCACCCTCCGCCGCTGCATGCGTCGCCAGGCCGCGAAGCACTGGACGAGGAAGAGGGCGAGGGCACCAGAGAGGAAGGCCAGGAAGTAGGTCATGCGACTTCCCTCCCGAAGAGCGTCTCGGAGTACTGAAGGCGCGGACGCTGCCGGCGAAGGTTGCGACGGCGCACGAGGATAGCCATGGCCCGCTTGCGCAAGTCCTCGTCACCGAGGTCCAGCTCTTCGGGGGTCGTGGCTATGAAGATGCCGGGGTTCTTGGCGAGTGTCACGATCGGGAGACCGCGCTCGCTGATTAGCTGCTCCAGGCCGTCACGAATCTTGCGGTCGGAGGCGTTCACGGCAAGCATCAGGGCCGGTACCGACGTGGCCCGCGCGAGTCCATAGGGGACATGGCGCTGCAGGATGTCGAGCGTTGCCGCGTCCATCAGGAAAGGCTCCACTCCCACATGCCCACCATCCACTCGTACTCAGCGGAGTCCACGTAGACCGGGGTCATGTAGACAAGCGTGACGATGGGGCGGCGCTCATCCGGCACGGCTTCCAGCCGGACGCCTACGCGCCTTGGCAGGCGGATGAGTTTCATAGGGACCCCCTCGCCCTGGCTCCACGGGGGGTAGGTGCGGAGCCAGGGGTCACCAGGGGCCGGCACGAGAAAGGAGAAGCACTGCAACCACGTCCGGAGACGGGGAAGCTAAGGTGAGTGTCTACGAACTCCCGATATCCGGGGTCCGTGTCGTAGGCGTCCACGAGGATGCGCGTGATGGCATCGGCTGTGGCGGTGGGAATCATCAGGCGGCGTCCTCTATCAACTTGGCAGCCGAGACGCGAAGTGCCCTGGCGTATGCCGCCACGTGGGGAGCTTTCATGGTCGACTCGCCGCGCGCGTGGCGGTATACGGTCCGCTCGGGTACGCCCGAAGCCTTGGCGAGTTGCGGGATGTTCGTCCGCTTCTCCTCTATCAGACGTTCCAGAGTGGTCACGGTTACCTCTGTGTTTCGCCAGTACTGTCGAATCACACCCTACACCCGTTCGCCAGTGCTGTCAACACTTTATTTGCTAGCGCTGGCTAAAGTGGGTGTAGGATGGGCGAAGAACGCAACATGGAGCCGATAGCCAAAGAACTGCCGCGTCTCATGGCGCAACGCGGGATGACCGTGGGGGAACTCTGGGTAGCCGCCGACTTGGGCGGCCCCTCAGGCATCTACCGCTACTTGAAGGGTGACCGAGGCCGAGGCGTCAACTCCCAATCGGCCATAGTCCTAGAGAAGATATCCGCCGCCCTAGACATACCGCCTGACCATTGGATAGAGTACCGCGCCTACAAGGTGCGCGAGATCACCCGGGTTCACCCCGCCCTCGTCGACGAGGTGTATGACCTCTTAGTGGCCCACGCCGCCGCAGAAGACGAGCGCCAAAGCAGGCGGCGCAGTAGTGGTAAGTGAGCGCGAAGCGCGGCCTTGTCATTGGCCTTCGCGAATCGCCCAGCCGCTTGAAGCGACCAGACGGCAAGACGGATGAAGAGTCGAGACACCTTCCCCCCTTGCTTGGGTTTCTGAGCCGTCTATCCTACCGAGTCTCACGGACGGTACAATCAGACGAAAGTCGCATATTGCAGAGACGCACCGGCGGGCTGCTGAGGTTGCCCGCAACTAGCGAAAGAAACGTTGGGAGAGCGGACGGGAGGGGATATGTATTGTCCTAGCTGCGGGCACGAGAACCCAGATGAAGCGCAGTTCTGTATGAAGTGTGGGGCGAGCTTCAAGCCTGCCGAAGGCCACACCCCGAAGAAGGAGTCGATACTTACGCGGCCGATCGGAGGGAGTGGGAGTAGCGGCGGGCCTGCGTCGGCGAACCTCAAGAACCTCCTTCTGGTCATCCTCATACTGCTCCTCATTGTGCCCTTGCTCTTGTGGGCTGTTACCTGCGGAGGTTGTCTCGCCGTCTTGGGTAGCTAGCCCGCCGTGCGCGTCTACGGATACGTCCGCGTCTCCAAAGAGCGCGAAGGCATGGTGAGTCCAGATCTCCAGGCTGACGAGATAAACCGGCACTGCGCTACGCGGGGCTGGACCGTCCTAGAGACGTTCACAGACATAGACCTGTCCGGCAAGCTCCCGCCAGAAAAGCGACCCGGCCTCCAGGAACTACTCTCACGAGCCACCGCCGGCGGCTGTGACACGGTAGTGGTCTACCGGGTCGACCGCCTATCCCGAGAGCCCGCCGACTACTACGCCATCCGAGCGCTACTGCAGAACGCGGGCGTGGGTATCGACGCGGCGGCCCAGCCGAAGGAGGCATCACCAGAGGGTGAGCTGATGTGGGATCTCTCGGCAGTGCTTGCGCGCTACGAATCGCTCAAGCTGGGGGCAAGGCTCAAAGACATGCACCGGCGCCTGGCGACAACAGGCCGCTGGGCTGGTGGCATCGTCCCCTACGGCTGGCGAAGCGTGAAGGGCGAGGACGGCACCCGTCTGGTACTGGAGCCCGAAGAGGCCCAGTGGCGCCGGTGGATGCACGAGCAGTATCACGCCGGGTGGTCCTGTCTGCGGATAGCAAGGCACCTGAACGCCCGCGGGGTCGCCACGCGCAAGGGAGGCACCTGGAGTGACGGCCTGGTCTGGAACATGCTGCGGAGCCCCTATCAGGTGGGCGCTCGGCAGACCGAGGACGGACTGAGGGGCGGCGGGAATGTGGAGCCCCTGCTGAGCGAGGAGACGTACGAGCGCACCCTTGCTCTCATGGAGGCCCGCCACACGAGGCGCGGCCGGGTAGGGTCGCACGCCATCCCGGCTAGACTCGCGCGCTGCGGGAACTGCGGTGGAGCGCTCGCAGCCGACAGCCACAACGAGAAGGGGCGCTCGTACGCCATCTACTCCTGCGGCCAGCGCAAGCGGGGCACTTGCGATCGCGGGGTGTCTGTCCGGTATGACGCATTTGAGCGGTACGTACTTGAGCGCCTGTTCGCCCATCTCCAGGGAGCGAGGGCCACAAGAAGGCGCGCACCCTCTGGGGACGTATCGCCACTCCTTGCTGAGATAGACAAGATCAGGGACTCACTCACCAAACTAGCGGTCATGCGCTCAGAGGGGGAGCTCGGGGAAGAAGAGTACGCCGCGGCAAGGCTCAGGCAGCGCAAGAGGCAAGACAGCCTGGAGGCCCAGGTCAAGAAGGCGACCGACGGCCTTGAGGGTAGCGCGCGGGAACGTCTCCTCGAGGAGACCTGGACGGACCTTGCGGCGCTCACGTCGGCGTCATGGGATGCCTTGCCAGTACAGGCCCGTCGCGATATCGTGGAGCTGGTGATAGAGAAGATCGTGGTAGACCCCTTGCCGCCCAACAATACCCGCGCCCCGGCAGGCTCAAGGATTCGGATCCGGTGGCGATAATAGGTTAGAAGGGGCAGACCGGGGGTATAATACCCATAGTGGCCGACGCCAAGGCGGGAAATCATCCCCCAAGGATAGGCCAGATGGGCCTAGTCATAAGGGGGACCGATGAAACATCGCAGCAGAAACCTAGTCCTGATCGTAGCCCTGGCGCTCGTGCTCGCGGTGGTGCTCAGCACTACTGCCTTCGCGCATGTGCCGGTGGGCACCAACTACTACCGCATACCCACGACTCAGAAGGTCGTGGCGCTCACCTTCGACGACATCTGGGACGACGCCTACATGACCGAGATCCTCGACGTGTTGGCGGCCGAAGGTGTCAAGGCGACCTTCTTCCCGACTGGCAAGGGCCTTGCTAACACTTCTGCGCTTGTGCAACGGGCCATCGCAGAAGGCCACGACTTCGGAAGCCACGGCTACACGCACAAGTACCTGACTGCCTACAAGACCGATGGGCAGATTATGTGGCAGATACGCAACTGCCGCCTGGCCCTGCAAGCCCAGGGGGTCACGCCCAAGCCGCTCTACCGGACTCCCGGTGGCAAGATGGGCGGGACGTGGGGCTCTATCCAGCCGAAGACCAGAGTGATGCGCGTCTTGCGGGCCACGGGCTACGTCAACGTCCTTTGGTCACTGAACGCCAATGATGCCGCCTACGGCCAGACGGTGCAGGGCTGCATCGAGCAGGTTGTCTACAAAGTGCATCCGACACTCTACTGGCCAAGCGGCAAGCTGAGGGCGCGAGCGGTCAACATCGTCCTGATGCACACGCAGAACCCTATCTGCCCCAAGGCTCTGCCGGGAATCATCCGAGGGCTGAAGGCGCGCGGCTACACGTTCGTCCTGATTCGCGACTACCTCTAGGACGCAAAAAGAGCCCCAGTCTCCGGGGGGAAATCGGAGACTGGGGCAAGTGGCGCCGGGAGGGTTCGAACCTCCGACCTCCAGGATATGAGCCTAGCGAGCTACCACTGCTCTACGGCGCTTAAATTCGGGCCGCCGGTAGCCTGACGAGCACAAAGGCTCGACTCGACTACCGGCCGCCCAGGGCTCGCGCTTGTGGCGCCAGGAGCCCTTCTTGCAAGCTACTGCCAGGTGTCGACGGGGTCCTTGTTGAGTAGCCCGTACAGCTTGTCTTTCAGTCCGGGCACGTTCTGGATCACAGTCACGAAAACAGCCATGGCGACACCGTAGCATTCAAGGATGAACTGCCAGACGTCTCCGCTCCATGCTCCAGCAAGGTAAGTCGAGACCACTCCGACCGCGGCAGCTAGCCCGGCCGCAATGAGCGCTTTCAGCCACCACCTATATGACTTTCGCACGAGTAGTCCGGTTACGAACGGGACAGCGGCCGCCACCAGGAGACCCCAGAGCTGCGTCTGGGCTGGAAGGGCCGCGTCGTCTCCGGTGGCCGCCATCGCCACGGGTGCAAGCACCACGAGCAGACAGACCACCAGTAGAGACACAAACAGAGCCCACTTCGTCCATCGTTTCAACATCTTCCCTCTTTCCGGGGTTTCCCCCTTGTGACGGGCACTGCGGCCCGGTGATACCTAGAGCTTTGCGACGGCCGCCAGGAGCGCGGCCCAGGTCCTTGGCCCGCACACGCCGGACCGCCAGATGCCGAACTTGGCCTGTAGCCAGTAGACGGCGGCTAGGGTCTTGCGGCCGAACTTCCCGTCGACCACGAGAGCGGGTTTATAGCCGAGCTTGTTGATGCTCCTCTGCAGCAGAGAGACGTTGGGGCCGGTGGACCCGTAGCGAACCTGTGGCGGGATCGTCGCGGTCGGGACCGGGATACCCAGCCCGTACTCCGGGCCCAGGTTCAGCCAGGCGAAGCGGTAGATGTAGGCCCGGCTTGAGCGGGCAAGGACGCTCGCAAGCGTGGAGTGGATGACGCCCCACTTCTCACCGCGAGCCTCGTCGCACATCCGCACGCCGTTCTCCATACCGCCCACCAAGGCGATGTGATACCAGCGACCCAGCAAGGTCTTGAAGCACACCACGTCACCAGCACGGGCCTTGTTCACGTCACGGCCAACGTACGTACCGAGAGACTTGAAGCCGGCCGCGGTCGAGCGGCCCAGATGATTGGATCCGCCGCGCGACTTGATGTAGCCGAAGCCGGCCTCGTGCGACCACTCGGAGGCCCAGTAGTAGACCGTGTAGATATGGCCGCTGCAGTCGCGGTCATGTGGATCTGCCGTTGGAGGATACGGCCCGCCCACCTTGAGAGAGCCGCCCTCTTCGCCCCACTCGTAGTCTTCGCCCGCCATGCCCTTGCTGACCAGGATGATCATGTCGGCTTGGCTCTTGGCGTTGGCAATGCAGTGAGCCTTGAACGCGGCCCAGTTGTCGGATTGACTTGTGCCCATGGGTCCCCCTTACGGTTGCAGTTCTAGGGTGGTGCTTGTCTCGAGGACGGCTTCAGTAGTGGTTGTAGTGGTAGTCGATTCAGTCGTGGTCGGGCCCAGAAGCGTGGTCGGTGGGAGCGTGGTAGTCGTGGTGGTCGGTGGTATGAGCACCCACGGATTGACCACCGGCAGCCTGCTCCAATCGGTCGTGAGCGCTCTCTCGATCGTGCAGCGGTGATAACCCGCCCAGCAGGCGTAGCCCTCGCGGATGACCGAGCGGGGATCCCAGAAGATGCCGCCCCCTCGGAGGCGGAAGGAAAGCGGTGCCGTCTGGACCGCGCCCGCTATCAACTTGTGATCGAACAAGTAGGTGAGGCAACCACCGCCATAGGCCCATTGGGCGAAACCGAAGACCGACTTGATGCCTGCCCAATAGCGGGCGGCGTACTTGCCGGGGATCGAGCAGTCAGCGGTGAAGATGACCTTGGAGTTGCGCGGCAGTCCAGCAGCGGACAGGTAGCGCTTGCATGCCCAGGCATCGCGCACTCCCCCGGAATACCCGCTCCAAGCCCGCGTCGCATACGTCTCATAGAACAGCATCAAGGGTAGGCCCGCCTTGTTGCAGGCCGCGACCACCGCCTTGTTGACCTGCTTGTGCGGGTACTTGTGACTGTTGGGCGTTATGTAGCCGATGACGAACTTGTAGCCGGCTGCCTTGAGGGCTTTGGCCATGGCGAGCGGGGAGTCCCAGTTGACCGTCTGGACGCCGACCAAGGTCTCAGCTGCCACCGCGGGTGTCCGCCCAACAAAAAGGGCGCCTACGATGACGCCCACGATGACTAGTGCTATGCAGATACGATGTCGCATGCGTTCCCCTTCTAGGAGAAGATTCCGAGCTTGTCCAGGGCCGTTATGCCTTCTTTCCCTCCTTGCCGTAGAAGAGGCCGCGGGTGCAGTGGAGGCAGCCGCCGGTCTCTTCGTTGATCTCGAAATGGGGGCACCGACCCATGGCCAGAGCGGCCACGGTGTTGAGACTCCCTTTGAGCTCGTGGTACTTGGCCTGCGCGTCATCCAACCTGGATGACGCCCTGTCCAACTCTTTGGTTTGGCGCTCGACCGTGGCCTCGAGGAGCTTGTTGCGATCCTCGAGGGCCGCTATGTACTCCTCCCGCTCTTTCTGGATGCCCTTGCGATAGCTGGACCGGAACACCGCAAGAGCCGCACCCAAGATGCCAGCGATACCCAAGACGCCGCCGATTAGGCCCACCCAAGCGGGCGCATTCACGCGGGCCGTCCTATCCGCTCGAAGCGCCAACTGCTTGAACACCAGCGCCAGATACGTTCATCCGCCCAACCAATGAAAAGGGCCGCAAGAGCGACCCCGATCCAGGCGGAGATATTGCGCAGCCTCCATCGTCTATGTCGGTTCATCGGCCACCTCTAAGCGCTCTGGGCTCTTGTACGGTCGAACATGCGGCGGATCACTGCATCGGCGTACGCTTCGTCGTAGGGAGCGTCGCCCAGCGAGATCTCCGTGGTGTCCTTGAAGGGTTCGTGCGCGATGGAGACCGGCGCGTAGCTCACGTCGGTCACTCCTATCGAGGCGAGCTCGAGTGGAAGCCTCGACAGTATGGGTATGTCCGCCATGCCGGCCATCTTGAGAGGGCCCACGATGTTGCGGGTCCGGTAATGCTCGGTGAGGCAGAGAGCAGCCAGGGCTTCCGCGTCCTGGTAGGGCAGCGTCATGTCCTGGATGGTCATGGGGATGGGCTGCTCGTCGCCGTCGGTGACAGCCTGGGCCTCTACGAACGACTCCGAGGTCGTGGGGGCATCCTTGGCGGCCGTGGCCCCGATGGGTTTGATCCCATCCAGGCGCACTTCGAGCGTCCAGGTATGGCCGGCGGTGAGCGCCGTGTAGCCCTTGGGGTTCGCGCATTCCGCCCGGAACTGCAGCCACCTCACGTTGGTCGGGTCGAAGAGTGTGCCGCCGCTCTCGTTCTCCGTCCTCTCCGCTTTGCCATAGATCTGCCACTTGTTCAGGGTCCACTTCCACCCGACGGACCGGTTAGGAGCGAGCCGGAGCTGAGAGCCCGAGACGTTCGTCGTGCCCGGGTAGGCCCCTGAGTGCAGGTAGACTGCGAGGTTGACGATGCTCCTGGGCTTCTTGCGATCGGTTATGCCCTGGTCGGTGGTCACCCAGCACTTGCACTGCGCTGACAGCCAGCCCCAGTACCAGGTCGAGAAGTCGCACAGCGGGCCCGGCACGGCCACGTACCCCAGGTCCACATAGCTGGGCACGATGGCCGCCCCCTCCACCGGTGCCGTGTAGGAGTAGACGAACTTGATGGAACTGCTCCCGTGCCCTGGCGCCGGCGGGGCCTCGCTGATGGCCACCCCGTTACCGTAGTTCTTCCAGGTGGCGGCCGCCTCTGACCAGACCTCCCCCCAGTCAGACATGCCCGTGGGCAGGCTGGGGGGCTCGATGGTCTTTGTGAAGTTCACGCGGTTGCCAAAGCCCTCGTTGGTCTGGGAGAAGCCCAGTTCGCCGGAGGGGTTGAGGACCCTGCGCTCGGTCCCCGGCGTGTCCCCGGCTACGTCGTCGCGCAGAGAGTCCCACTCGGGCCAGTTGGCCGGGTGGCCGAAGTAGAAATGCCAGACTCCCCCTATGCTTACCAGCGCCCAGCGACAGCCGGTCATCTCCGAGAACTCGCCCAGGATCGTGGACACGGTCTTGCCGTTGCCGCTCCAGTCTTTGAGCATGATGGGCTTATTGTCAGCGCCCCGGGGCTCGTCTATGTGGCAGACCACACCGGTGGGTCGCCCACCCGTGGGATCTTCGATGACGTGCTGCAGTATGGTCCCAACGCTCGCGTAGTCGAGCACCCATTCACAGACGATCTTGTCCCAGGTGGCCGATAGATCCTCGCAGGTCACATGCGGAGCGATCCCCCCCACGCGGCGGCGGATAGTGCCGCGGTACTCCATCTCCTTGCCGTCCTCGTCCTTGATCCTCATGATGAGGTCGGTGTCCTTGCGGCCCCACGGGATGACTAGGCCGTGCGGAGAGACGGCGGTGAGGAACGCCATGGGCACGGTGGACGGGGCGGCGGATTCGACGCCAGCACCAGACCGATACTGGCCGAACGCCGCGAGCACCGCCTCGTGCTTCTCGCAGACGAGGCCCCCGATCGGGTAGTCCGCTTGAGTCTGCCTCAGGGCCGCTGAGGCATGCCACCCATGTCCGTGCGGCCATGCACGCAGCTGGCACCCGTAGGTGATGCGCGATCGCGCGACCAGATAGTCGAGGACTCGCCAGGGTGCGTAGGCGCCAATCTGCGCCACCGGCACAACAGTAGCCAGACCCTGATAGTAGTCGTCCGCCGCTGAGCCCAGCACGTCACTCTCGCACGCGTAGTAGACGGGACAGGTGGTCGTCACCGACAGCGCCGTCAGGGCCGCGAGCGCTGCTGTCGCGTCCGCCGCACCAGCAGCCGAGCCAGCCAGGGCCCGAGTGGCGCTCGTGTTCCAGACGAACACGTGGTCCACGCCTGCGCTGGCGGCCGCCGTGAGCTCTGCAGCCGTCACGCGTGAGATCTCGCGCACGCAGAAGTCCCGCCCCGCAGCCTTGAGGGCGGCGAAGAACGTCGCCCAGCTATCGGGGGTGCTCTCGTATTCGACGCCATAGCGCATGGTCATAGGACTTGCAGGCTCCTGTGCACGAGGTTGCTCCGGTAGGCCGCGAGATTGATGGTGTCTTCTGCCGCGGTCACGTCATCCGAGTAGAGTAGGTGCCCCGCCACCTTGGCGCCGGCAGCGATGCTCCCTGGTGTCGCTCCTGCATATCGTCCGATAGCGAGCCGCGCGGTCCCTGTGGCCGTCACCGTGGCCGTCACACTCGCACCGGTATCAAGCCGCGAGAGCGTCACGGTCGTGCCCGACCTCTTGATGCGTAGGACCACCCAAGACGCGGCAGCCACGGTGAGATCGGCCGACGCGCCGCCCGCATGGACGACCCGGACCTTTCCCGCGCCGTTGAACTGCACGCTGTAGTAGTTGGCGTCGTCTGCGTAGCCACCCAAGAACCACAGACACCCCGAGGCCCCCGAAGGCAGCACCGCGAGGTACGCGCTCCAGTCGGCATCAAGGACGAAGGTGAGATCTGCGCTCTGACCGTAGTCATCACCGGCTAGGTTCAGCACCCCGTCCGTCCAGGCGGGGCTCCCGGCGAGCGTCAGGTGGTTCTCTCCGAACCAGTCATGCCCGACTGCCCCAGAGAGTTCCTGGAAGTGATGACAAGAGACCAGTGCTCGCTCTGTCCAGGGGTAGTAGTTGTTGATGACGAACTCGAAACCCCCGGTGCCGCCGTACTGGCGCACCGCTCGGGGGCTGGAGATGGGCGCATAGATCCTCGACTCGATACCGTCTCGGTGACGAAGGGACAATAGGACCAGCTGAGACTGCGACGTCTTGGCCGCCAGCACGAAAGAGTCGTAGTCCCACGCCGACCAGTCGATGGCGTTGGTGCGCACCTTGGCGCGCCGGTAGTAAGTACCGGCCGCCAGAGCTCCGTGCTGGTAGGACAGCGCGGCCGAGACCACGTCTCCGGAGTCATCGACGATACTCGTGAAGGCCGCGTCGGTCGCTATCTGCACCCGGAAGGCGTCCTGTACGTGCCCGTCGTCCACATCGCGCCACGTCCACTGCGAGAGTGGCGAGTCCCAGATGAGTACCGGAAGAGGGACAAGCGAGCACGTCGGGAGCGACCCGGCCTGCGTCACTCCGAACGTGTCGTACTCCGTCCAGGGCGAAGCCACGCCCCACTTGGCGACGAACCGCGCCCTCCAGCTCCAAGCTCCGCCGACCGTGACATCTATCGGTCTATCCTGGAGCTTTGGCCCATAGCGCCTGGACGTTGCGGTCCGCAAGGCCTACTCCTCGAAACGGATGTACGCCGTGCAGTTGACCGCCGCCGGAGCCGTGACCTCTATGCCTATCTGCCCGGCCGCCTTGACGTGGATCTCCTGACCTATCGGATAGAAGGCCTCATAGCCCGTCTGCGGGTGGACGTTCTTGCACTCAAGGACCGGAGTCTTGGTCGGCTCCGCCGTGCAGGTCTCCTTGGCGGTCGTGTCGAAAGTCTCCGCCGTGTTGTCGTCCCAGGCCGCGATCGTCACCGTGTCCGTGAACGTCCCAGCAGAGCTGTGGCGGACTAGTTTCACGAGGACCGGCTCCGCCGTCGGCGACACCCCGTCAAAGAAGACGCCCCAGGCCTGGATCTTGATGGCGTGGTTCGCGGCCGCCAGGACCATAAGGACCGTTTCTGCCGCGGCCGCGCCCAGGGCTTCCTCCCCGGTGGTCATGGCCACACCTATGCGTCCTGCCATCTCCTGCTCCTTCCTATTGCGCGAGTCTTGGTATGTGGTACGAGCTTGGGCAGACCACGAGCTTGGGCCTGCGAGGGATCCAGAGGCTCTTACCGAGGCTGTACATCGTGGTGCACTGGTCCCAGGTGAGCGCCTTGTTGAAGTACGCGATTTCGTCCATGGTCCCCGCCCAGAGGTTGGTGCTACCGCTCTTGATGCCGACCCGGACCGTAGCCGTGTTGGTCATGGCAGCCACACAGGTGTCTGTAGCGGCGACCCCTAGCGTCGCGTCGGTGAGGGCGCGAAGTTCAGAGCCGGACTTGCGGTAGACGACGAAGTGCCAGGCACCATCTTCCATCTGACCGGTATAGCACTCCGGAGAGTACGTCCCGTCCCAGCGGCTGCATTTTAGGGTGCCGTCACCGTTCTCTTTGATGTTGAAGGGAACGCGCGTATCCCCCGCGCCCCACTTCTCCATGATGATGTCGTTCAGCGTGTTCGAGGTGGTCATGACCCAGAACACGATGGTGAAGTCTGAGTTGTAGTCCGGGTTCAGACACGCCGACGGGATGAGGCTGTAGCTGCTGCTGCCGTTCCAGGCGACGGCCTTGTCGGAGTCGTTGATGAGCGCCCCGGTCTGGCTGTATGAGAGGTTGGTCGCACTCGTCATGTGGTAGCCATTGCCAGAGGCGTCTTGCGGGTTGCCCGAAGCATCGTTGAGCCGCCAATAGCCACGCGGGCCCAGGGCCAACACAAAGTCAGAGTAGACGCTCATGATGCCGTCAGCCTTCCGATGTACTGCTCCAGGGCGACGCCGGGCCTGAAAGCGTGGGTGGTACCGTCCGGCCCGATCAGCTCTATCTCCACCTCCATTGGGTTGGGGTCGTTCTCATAGGCCGTCCCGCGCTTGACCTTCAGGATGACCTCAGTCTCTGTGTCGCAGTCCGGCACCGAGATTATCTGGGGTGGGGCGATGTTCTGGTCGGCCACGACGGGGTTGCCGGTGTCCAGCAAGGCCTCCATGGCGATGGTCTGGAACAGAGTGCCCATGGCGCTGGTGACCGTCAGGACGTAGTAGGTGTTCGTGTGGTAGGAGTACCTATCCCCCAAGTCCTCCCAGAGGCAGGTGCCATCCTCTACCGAGTTCCCGTCCGACGGCCAGACCGGTTCGGAGCTTCCGCTGACCCCGCCGGTGAGCTGCTGGTAGTAGCGCGGCCACGGATGCGTCGGGACGACTTTGTCCGCCCCGTGGTAGTTGTGACCAGCGATCCAGGCCACCACCCCGGGAGCATTATCGAGGGCAACGTCGGGGGGCGTCAGCTGATAGGGAGCATCTCCGATCTCGACGTAGCGCCTCATGCTACCGAAGGGCATGACGCTGGCGGTGAAGAGCTGGACGACGGCCGAGTCTACCTGCACACGCTCCCAGACTGGGGAGTGCTCATTGTCCCTGGCCGGGTCCGCATAAGCCTTGACCGTCACCACATCGTTCGGGTACAGACTGTCGCAGGTGAGTTTCACGATGGGCGGCCCAGACAGCAGAGTCGGATCCGCATGGCTGCCGGCCGGAGGGGATTCCAGAACGATGACCGGCGTCGCCCTCTCCCACTCGGTGATGCTCGACTGACCGGTAGCCAGACCGAAGTGGCCGCAGGGAGCCGTGCCCACGAGGTCTACCGGGATCGGGTACAGAGTCGCGGCCCCGCCGCCGGCTGAATAGACGGTGACCTCGGTCCTCACTACTAGGCTGGTAGCCGCCACCGCGGCCGTCGCCTGGGTGACCTGGACTCCGAACGTAGAGACCGCGCCCGCCGTGACCGGCAGGGCCTGCGTGTACTCGGTGCCCTCCACCCCGTCGATGACCAGACTCACCTTCACGCTTAGTGTGGAGCCGGTCGGGAGTTGGTAGGGGACCTGCTGCGAGTACAGACCGGCGGGGACCCTCAGTCCACCCGTCGGCACCGGGATCTGATAGTCGTAGTAGGCGCCGACCGCCGGCGTCTTACCGGTGGCGCAGAGGCCGCGGTCCTCCGCGCACACGCCCTCTTCGCAGGCCAGCAGCAGCTTGCCAGGAGTCGCCCAAGCATCACTGACGATCGTCGTGGGCCAGAACGTCTTGTCGTCATAGTCGACCGCGTTGCCGACAGCGATCGTGGAGGGCGGTTCCGGTGGAGGCGTCGTCGCGTACGTGATCACGAGCTTCGGCGAACGACCGCCATAGTTGGCCGAGTAGCAGGACGCGTAGGAGTTCCAGCCGCCAGTACCGTAGGAGGAACCGGCGGCGAGGTCGTCTGTGCAGAGCATGAAGTAGGTGACGCCGGTGCGGTTTATAGCTCCAGGCATGCTTGCGGTGGACGTGAAGGCGTTGTACCCGGAGGTCGACCAGCCGGCGCTCGAGTTCCTGGTCGCGAGCAACGTAGCCGCAGTTAGCTGAGCGGGGGTCATGACCCCATACCCGGACGCGGCCCGAGCCTGAAGCTGGGGATAGCCGACATTCATCTGATTGTCGTAGCCCCAGAGAGAGAGCGTAGCCGCGGAGACAGTGACACCGGCGCCGAGGGCGGAGGTGCCAAACCCCAGATTGCCCTCCATGGCCTGGTAGTAGTACGTCGAGCCGTCGTGCCGTTGACCGATGCGGATGGTGTCCCCGGTGTAGTACAGCGTCGGGTCGTCCATCGACCAGGCCGTTGCGGCGTTTAGGTCTGAGTTCAGATAGTACCGGTCGTACGTTCCGCAATAGACGGTGAGCGTGGACTCGACCTTCTCGCCCTGGGCGATCGCGGCCTTGACCTGCTTCTGGTGACTATCGGAAGTCGCTACACCGAAGATCTCCCACAGCTCGTCATCCATGTCTCCGAGGGGGCCGAGGAACAAGTAGTGCCGATGCGGGTCGCCCTCGACCTCGTGCCACTTCTTGCCCTTCCGTTTCTCGAAGGCGCAGATGACATCGACCGCGAAATCCCCGTCGGCCATGCGGCGGGTGGACATGCGAGAGACACGGATGCGCCTATCCCCCCCGGGAGACAGGAGGGTCGGTTCCGGGCATTCGGGGTCGTCGGAGCCCTGGTGTTTAGTGTTCCAGCTACCGACCGCGGATCGCGAGCGCAATGTGAGCTGGCTCTCGCTCACGAGCCACCCCAGAGCACGCTGTCGTCGGACGCCTTGTAGACGGCCGTCTTGGTGGCGATGAAGGTGAAGGTGACCCACTGCCACTGAGAGCTGAAGCCCTCGCCCCAGCGCACGCGCTGAGCCACGCCCGAGCGCACCCAGGCATAGACTTCCACGCCGGAGTCCACCCAGTAGAGCTTGCGCTCAGCGGTCCCTACCGCCACGTCCGCGAGGAAGGCATGCACCGCGGTCTCATAGAGCAAGATCGTCCCGGTGATCGTGGGAGGGATAGGCCCGAGATCCTTCTGCGGCCAGCTGAGCGCCAGGGGGCACTCGTGCTGGATGATGGTCCGGTTCATCGGTGGCATCACGGACTGCTGCAGGCCGCTCACGGGGGTCGCGGTGTGGTCCCCGTACGTGGTCGACCCGAGCTTTATGGCTTCACGTGCGAGCGTCATCTATATCCTCGCGAACCGGCCGCCATGCTCGCGGGCCTTGTCTATGCTGGACGAGTCCAACACTTGGATGATCTGCGGACCGCCGCCGCCCTGAGCAGAGGCGAGCTGGCCGATGTTCTGCCCCAGGCTGCCGAGTTGCCGCTCCAGGGCGTCAAGCACGGGCCCCATGTTCAGCAGTTGGCCCGCCTGTGCGGGGTTCAGCACCGGCTCGGGCTTGCCAGTCTTATTCACGGCGATGGACATGCCGGGAGGCAGGAAGCCGCCGGCATCATGAGTGGGTGTGGTGCTGGTGCCAGATCCGCTCGGGGTGCCCCCACCGCCCCAGTTGAATATGCTCCCTACACCACCGGCAAGATTCCGCCTGACAGCGGCCAGGTAGAGCTGCGCTGCAGTCTCTGCGGCCTTGGTGGGGTCACTCTTGTACAGGTACTCAAGCCAACTGGCCATCTGCTCACGGTTGGCCGTGTCTGTAAGTTCGTCCCCGGTCTCCTGCACGTACTCGAAGGCCATCTGCCAAGCGGTCGACTGTATTTGTTTCTCATCTAACTCCACGCCGACCGGGAAAGTAATGCGCCGGAACTTGTTGGCCTCTCCAGAAGGCCCGCCGCCCTTGCCGCCGGTCCAGAGGTACTCCAGGCCACCCAAGCTCTTGTCGTCCCCCAAGCTGTTCTTGGCCGACTGGATGGCCGACACGTCCACACCCTGAGCGGCCAACTCTGCGGCGCGCCTCTCTGCCTTTTCCTCTTGGGTGGCAGACGCGGCATAGTATTTCTCGTAGTTCGTGAGGGCATCTATCCACCAGCCCGAGACCTTGTGCACGGCCTCGGCCACCTGCCCGATCAGCCCCACCACTACCGGAAGCTCATCGATGGCCATACTCAAGAACTCACTCATGACCGGCAGCAGCTTCTCGCCAAGTTGGGCCTTGGCGTCTTCCCACATGGCACTGAGGGACTTCTGCTGCCCGGCCAGACCGCCGATGGTTTCAGAGGCATCGCCCGTCGCGGTGGTCGATTTCTCCAGCATGAGGTTGTAGGCTGCGAGCGCCTTCTGGCTGGAAGTGAGGACACCCTCACCGTCGTAGATCCCCAGGGCGAAGGCCTTGGCCCGCAGCTCCGCGTCGTTCAGGTCGATGGCGAAGCGCCGAAGAGGTTCGGACTCTCCCACCAGACCAGCGCGGATGGCATCCAGGGCGTCAGCTACGGGAACGTTGTTAAGTGAGGCAAGGTCGGCGGCCAGGGTGACCAGCCGTGTGGACATATCAGCGGCGGGCTTCTGCCCGATCTTCATGCCGACAAACAGGTTCCCGTAGGTGGCGGCCGCCTCGATGGCAGCCCGCTTGGAGACACCTATGCTCTTGGCCGTCTTACTCCCGAAGGCTTCGACCTGAGCCGCCGACTTACCGAAGACCACGGACGACTTGTTGATGGTCTCGGCCATGTCGGAGGCGGCCGCCACAGAGGCGCGGGCCACACTGGCCAACGCTGCAGCAGCGGCAGTCGCGACGGAGAGCAGGGCGACCCCGGCGACCTTGCCGAACTTCGTCCAGGTCTTCTCCATCTGAGAGCCTGCTCGGTGGGTCTCAGAGTTGAGCTCCCGGAGGCCCTTGACGTACGGCTTGCCCTCAGTGTCGAAGAGGATATAGAGGCGAGTGAGTTCTCCACCTATTGGCAAAGCGGGTCCCCCTCTCTAGCTTCTTGAAATCGCCGGGTCAGCGCCAGTTTTGCGAGCGAGAACGCGTCGAAACGGCTTGGTGGTACTCCGGGAAGGGGTGCGGCCCTCGGAGACCGTAGCGGGCCTCTCAGAGAAGGGCGCTCACTAGTGGATGCGATTACCCCGCATGGCCTTCTTGAGTTGGTATTGCTTCATGGCGCCGTCAGCCGCGCGACCGAAACGGTCGAGATCTCGCGCGGCGTCTGCCTTCACGGTGGTCTCATCCGTCTGCCCGGATTTGAACTGGAGCTTGTATTCGCCCCAGACAGCGGAGGTGAGCAGCGTGAAGAAGCGGTCCTGGTGATAGGGCAGGTAGCGGATCATCTTGGCCACCCAGCCGGCCGGGGCGTCTAGGATGTCCCAGACCGGCACGCGGTACCAGAACGCAAGCTCGGTGTAGACCCGGTCTAGGTCCTCACCGGTGACGACGCCGCCACTCTTTTTTTTGCAGCATCACCACCGAGGATCTCCGTGAGCCGATAAGCGAGCTCGTTCATGATGTCCGGGCCCAGACGCTCTAGGACGGCAGCGGGGCTCTGCTCTGGCTGGATGAAGATCGAGATGAACACGGCGCGCTGATAGCGCTCGGTGACCTCCAGCGGCAGCCTCTCCTCGTCTCCCTCTTCGACTATGAGCCCGGCGGCCGCGGCGTCGCCGTCCCCGCCGTCAGCCTTCACAGCCGCGGCCTTGGCTTCTGCCTTGGCGGCCAGGTCTGCCGCGAAAGCCTTGACGCGCTTGTTGTGGCCTTCGGCCTCTTCGGCGATGCGGTAGTAGTCGGACTCCAAAGGTTGGCGGAGCTTCCACACGACGCCGTCGGGGAACTCGAGTTCCACGAGTGGGCGACCGTGGTATTCGGCTACGTTGATGCGGTCTGTCATCGGTCTCGTTCCCCCTAGAGTTAGAAGGTCCGGGAGGCGTCCCCAGAAGGAGGCGCCCCCGGACGGTATGAAAGGCGCGGCGGTCTAGTAGCTCGCCACTGAGTTCTTGACGGTGGCCGTGCAGATCGGGGCGGTCCCGGAGGCTTCGCCGCCGACGGTCTGGTAGATCTCGTCGCCGGCAGGGTTGCCGTAGATGTTGAACGGCTCCGGGTCGTAGTCGAACTGTGGGATGAGGAAGGCGGCCGAGCGCTCCGCGCCGCTCGTGCTGGCCGTGAACTTGACCGAGATGGCCCCACGCTGGATCTCGCTCGTGGCCTCGGTGCCAGCGGCCGGGTTCGTCGCGCCGAACTTGACCTTGTTCATCAGTTCGAAGTCTTCCATCAGCGACTCGACAGCCGAGGTGATGGAGCCGCGGCCGCGTTGCAGCGTGTAGGCCACAAGCGACTCGCCCTGGAGCGGCTTGGCGCCCATGGCCACTACCAGCTTGAACGACTTGGCGGAGGCCACGACGCCCATGTGCTTGAGCACCTTGCCCGGCGTGTTGGTGTAGCCCCGTATCTCCTCCACGGCCGCGATGCAGGCGGCCGTGTCTGCGCACGGGGTCGAGTAGGCCAGTGGGTTGAGAACATCCGCGTTGTAGTGGGTGGTCGTGAGAGCGCAGTGAGCGTTGAAGTCGGTCTTGATCTCGGTCATGGCCGCGATGCAGGCGGCCTCGTCCGCTGGCGCTACCGCGTACCCAAGGGTGTTCACGGCGTCCGCAGCTTTGTGGTGGGCACCAGTCGCTACTGCGCAGTGGGCGTTGTATGACGCCTTGAAGTTGGTCAGCCAGGTCTTCAGAGTGGCTAGGTCGGTCGGGACGGCGGTGTGCTCGACGTTGGTCGGGTCACCATCGATGCACCAGTAGCCAGCGGCGTCCACCCAGTGGATGACGTCCGTCTCCTCAGTCGCCGGGGCCCCGGGGGCTGCGATGACCTTCTCGGGCTGCATGCCGATGATGGTCGGCTTGAGGCGCATGAACTTGTTATCGACAGAGCACTCGATCTCTAGGCCCGCCACCTGGCAGTCGCGGAACTGCACCCACTTGGTGTCGAACTTCTGCCAGAACGTGAGATACGGAAAACCGCTCATGGCGGTCGCCGGGGTGAACAGATGCGTGTAGGGGTCGCCGGCGCCGGAGACCGACTTGGCGCCGAAGGCCGCGTACAAGATCAGACCGATGCCGCTGGGCTGCGCTGTCAGGGTCGGCTGGCCCCCGGTCTCGACGTAGCCGATGCGCTTGATGGTCGGAGACCACATGCCGCCGTCGGCGACGTTCAGCGCGTCGACGTTGGGCTTGCCGCCCAGGCCGCCCTCCGTCACCTGGAAGAAGTGGGTGGGCGCTGCGGGGTATACCCCCTTGGCGGTCTGAACAGCCGCCTGGAGGTTGAAGCTACTCGTCCCTATCATCGGTCTCTACCTCCTGCGGCGAAGTTGCCTGGTTGCGTCCGAAACCCAGGCGTGGGCTCTCGGGCTCTGGTGCTGCGGGCCTACTGCCGCCCATGACCTCGACCACGCCCGGATGCTTGCGCAGCATCTCCATCTCGGCCGGGTCGCTGGTGGTCACCGGCAGGCTGAAATCGTGCGGCCGGTTGTCCCGGCAGACCGTCACCGTCAGGGGGTGCGGAGCGTCCGGGATGTCGAAGGTAGCCATCGATCACCTCGCTCTTGACGAAAGGGTCTAGGATTCGCGATAAAGGGGGCTCGCCAGCCTGATGCGGCTGTGCCAGCCCGTCTCGGGCTCGTAGTCGTCCCCGCGCGGTTCGGTCATGACCCGCACGTGGAAGTCGCCCATGGCGCCGTGGAAGGCCTCAAGGGCGGCTCGCACCTGGTGGTCGATGGCGATGGTGGCCAGGCGGGCGCTGGGACGCGTCTCTGTCGCGCGGGCCCAGCTCTTGATGATGAGGGTCGGCTCGACGTAGTTGCCGACGTGCAGCTCGCGACCGGGCAAGACTTGCCAGGTCACGCAATCCCCGGTCGTCTCTTCCGGCATCAGGTCAGGGTAGATGCGCGTACTGACCAGGGCGACAAGGCCAGCGTGGGCCTTGAGGTAGGTGCTCAGGCCCTCCTCGAAGTAGCTCACACCAGCCTCCTCAGGATCTCTTTGAGCGCCTCACCGAACTCCTTCACCGCGTCCGCTCTCTTGCTCAGGAACGCAGGAATAGCCGACGGACGGGCGGCCATGCGGCGGGTGCCGTACTCCAGATAGGCAGGGTATGGCGGGTCGGTGATGTTGGTGCCGACGATCACTCTGGCCTTGCCCTCGCCAGACCTTTGCCGGCCGAGGTCGCTACCTTCGAAGTCCGGGGTCTGGTCGGTGTGGCCGCCGATATGGATGGAGCGCCTATAGTTGCCCGTCTTATACGGGGCCCTTCTCTTCCATTCGTTCGCCACCACCAAGGCGCCGGACACGAGAGCGTCTTCGAGCACCTTCTCTTGGGCCAACTGCTCCAGCTCCCGGAACTTCCTGTCGAGCTCGGGCATCCCCATGAGCTTGCCGCTGAACGCGGGACTGCTCACGTCGTCACCACCTCGGCCACGAGCTCGGTGCAGAGCGCTTCTGAGTCGCCGATGACGTTCACTACCTGGTAGGTCGTGCTCCCGACCACGGCGTGCATGGCGGTGGTGATGGTCGGGTAGTTCCCCGCCAGCATGATGATGACCGCGGTGGTCGAGACGACCATCTCCGGCAGGGTCTTGCGACCACCGCTCGAAAGAGACGACAAGGGCGCCACTCGGCAGGCGAGGTCCACGTGCCCGGCGTAGTCGCCGAAGGCCGTCGTGGGCTGTCCGACGGTGTCGCTGCTCGCCGCCCCTTTCTTGCGGATGGTGCAGGTGCTGTCGAAGAAGCCGGCAAGCTCAGCGAGCATCGCCGGGTCGGTGGTGGTCGCCTGCCTCATGAGCGGAGCATCTCGCTGATGAGGCGCTCGCGGTAAGCGAAGGTGTTCGGCACCATCTCGATCACGTCGAAGGCACCACCATCCTCTGCGGCCTCGGCCTCTTCGGCCTGGTCACGGAGTCCGGCCGCACGCTTCAATAGAGCATCTGCCACCTTCGCGCCGTCGGTCTGCAGGTCCAGCACCCTGATCACCTTGAGGCAGAGAGCCTGCGAGCTTGCGATCGTCTCAAGAGCGAGCGCAGCCGAACGGCGTACATCAGTCTCGAGAGTGAGAAAGGCGTCGATCTCTGCATCCTCGAATACGTAGCCGGTGACTGACGTGTCGGGGATGAGCAGACGCACCTGGCCTCGAGTCGTGGCGATGTCATACGTGAACGTCATGTAGCGCCTTCTTTGCTGGTCGGGTAGCTACGAAAAGGCAGAGGGAGGATCGGGGACTTCAGCGTCCTCCGTCTCCTCGACTTCGGGCTCCGGCGCTTCCTCGAGCTCCGCTTCTTCGTCTGACTCTTCGCCGTCCTCGGCGACCGCGTCAGACTCCGGCTCGGTCTCCTCCTTCTCGGGAGCTAGCGTCTCCTCGACTTCGGGCTCCGGCGCTTCGTCCGGAGCCGGGACCGTGATAGCCGCCACTTGCGCGACTACAGGGTCAGGTATGGCTGCGGCGGCAGGGGCGGCTCTGTGAGCCGCCCCCATCCGTGCCCCGCAGATTTTGCAGATGCACTCACCCATGTCTAGGTGTGCACCTGGGCGTAGCAGTAGCGCGGGTCGAGCTGCCAACCGCCGTTCACGCACCGCACGCGGTACAGAACGTCGTCCGAGGCGAAGTCGCCGTCGAACGGGCTGATGGCACCGCCACCCAGCGCCAGCTTGTCCGAGCTCTTCATGCAGATCTCGGGCTGCTGAGCACCGGAGAGGTAGTCGAGCTCGATGGCCTTGCCCTGGCTGGGATCCGCGAACACGTACCAGGTGCCGACGTCGTTGGCGGTGGCGTCGATGACCTCGAGGTACGGGTCGACGTGCAGCTGGATGCCGAGCTGCGGGGTGATGTTGGTCACCGGCACCGGCACCGCGGAGCCAGTCTGCTGCGCCAGAGCGCTAGTCAGGATGGCACGGGCGGTGAACTCGAGGCTGGTCGGTACTACGAGGTGCACGCCGCGCACGCTGATGGGCTCACCGTTGGGATCGGTCTGCCGCGCCATGAGCGCGAGAGTCGCCTGCAGGTTAGCGATCGTGAGCGCCAGCACGCCCTGGTTGGTCACGGCCTGGCCGTCGACGTCGGTGATGGTCGCGCCGAACAGACCAGTGTTGGGACCAGCAGCCGAGCAGTACAGCGAGGTCACGTTGTAGGCCTCAGTGCGCACTACAGCGTTGGCGAAGCGAGACGCGATGTCGTTGAACGCGCCCAGCGCGTCGTTGATGATCGCCTCCCAGGAGATGTCGAACACACGGCCGTACTTGTTCAGGTGGCCGTGATAGTGCCCGGTGCCCGACACGGTGGACGGGTACGGAGCCTTCTCAGCGACCGCGGTCAGGATGTTGTCCTGGCCGTAGACCTTGTGCTTGGTCGCGATGTTGAAGTTGGGCAGGGTGCCGGTGGCGCAGTAAGCACGCCATTCCGGGACGTTGATCTGATACTTGGCGAGCATGTCGTTCTGCACCAGGACGCCGAAGAGCAGCGGGAAGTCAGAGGTCGTGATCGCCTCCTTCAGCCGGTACTCGTGAGCGTACCGGCTCAGGCCCTGCTCGTTGCGGATGAGACGGAGAGCTTCAGTCAGGGCTTGCTCGGAGACGCGCGCTGCGCCTACAGGGCTGTACCCTTTCCAGTCCTCCGTCAGAGTGAGGAACTCGGCCATCGGATTAGCCTCCTTATTCGGGGCGTGGGGGTGGAAACAAAGAGGGCCGCCTGGGTTAGGAGCGGCCCTCTGGGCGTGGCGGTCGGGGCGGGTACTAGCCGCCGATCACGTAGTAGAGCCAGCCGATCAGCTTGCCGGCGTCGAGCGGGTCGACTCCGACGGTGGCGGTGACTTCGCGAGCGGCCGTCAGCTTGATGGCGGTCGCGACACCAGCCGCGGCCATGGCATCAGGCACGACTACCTTCCAGGCCACGGCATCCCAGAAGGTGCCGGACTCGATGGCGGTCGCGGTGATCAGGTCGTTGGCGCCCTGGATATGCAGGGCGATGGTGGCCTTGTCGACGCCTGCGCCAGTGGAGGGGCTGTGGAAGGTCGTGAGGATCTCTACGCCACCACCCAAGACGACGGCGTTGTCTGGCAGGGTCACCCCCAGGCCGTGGGCGGCCACGGTGCGCATACCAGCGGTCGCGGACGGATCGAAGGTGAAGCGGGCACAGCGGAGATTGCCGAGGCCGTCGGCCGAGCCCTTGAGGGCGGTGCCGAGGATGGTCTCGGTATCGACGGCGCCGGCGGCGAGCATGCCGGCCGATACGGAGCCGGCCGCCATGGCGACAGAAGCACCGAAGGGCACATGCAGGACCTTGATGAGCGTGGTCGCGTTGGCGCCGACCACCTCAAGAGCCACGCCGAAGTAGCCCTCCATGCCGGTGGCGAGGTTGGTGAGATGGGTCGACGGGGCGCCGCCGGCCGTGTCGTCGTAGAAGATGGAGTCCCCCACGGCGACGCCGGTGGTGGCTTCGTCGAAGACGTACAGGTCCCAGATCCCGAAGCCGAAGTTGACCGTGGTCTCGGTGGCGATGTTGCCGCCCCCGCCCTCGTCGGTCTCCGCGACGCCCGTGAGGGCGCCATAGCGGACAGGCTCACCGGATACGGGGGTCGCCGGGTTGGTGACGACCACACTCATGCGGCCGTCCCACGCGGGATACAGGTCGTTCGTTGCCATGTTGCTACCTACCTTTCACTCGCAGCTGCGCGAGTTCCTGTTGCGGGCACAAGAAAGGCCACCTACTCCGGTGGCCTGGCACATCGAGGGTTGTCGGGTCCGTCCTACCTGCCGGCTGCGATCTCCGCGAGCTTGGTGGCGGTCGCTTCGTCGTGGCCGTCGGCCAAGTACTTGGCCTTCCACTGCTCGGCCAGGGCGGCCTTGTCGGTCGCACTCGGGGCGGGCCTGGAGCCCATGCCGCGGATCGCGCCACTCTCGGTGATGCCGGCTAGGTACTCGACCTCTGCCTTCACCGCGGACTCGATCGCGGTCTTGTACGCGGCCTCGTCCAGGGCACCGTCCACCACGGGCGGATTCTTGGAGAGCGTCTCCAGGAGGCGAGCCCTGGTGATGTCTGCCATGTCCGCGGGCAGCTCTTTGCCTACGAAGACGCGAGCCTCCCGCAGGATCTCGGCCTCCTTCAGGCGTGCGTTCTCGGCCTTCAGAGTCTCGTTTTCAGTCGCAGACTCCGCCAACTTGGCCTCGGCAGCCTCGCGTGCCGCCTTTGCTTCTTGCAGTTCTTTGTCATCCACGTCGCCTTCACCTCCCATGGTGATGGTCTCTTGAGCGCGTGACCGCGCCGATTCGAACAGACTCAGGATCTTGCCGCCGGCACCGGGAGCCGTCACAAGGTCGACACTTCTTGCGGCTGTGATGCCTTCGATGATGGCCCCCTGCTTGCCTTCGGCTTCGCCGCGCACGGCCTTGCCGAAAGCCCTGATGGACACGCCGATCTGCGGCGCCAACTCTTCGACCACAGGCTTCCAGGAGTCCACCACTAGCGCGTCCGCATAGAGGCCGGGGCCCGCAGGCTTGCGACCTTCAGCGGTCGGGATGGATGGGCCCACTGGATCCCAGCGAGCGTCAGAGGACAGCGTCGCCACCAGGTCCTTGATCGACCGCTCGGGCCTCTCGGCCTCTTCGGTCGGGGTGGGGTGGTCGGCGAACATCTTCAGGCCCTTGGTGAACACCTTCGGTCCGTCACGCATGAGGACCTCTTGGCTGTAGTACCCGGAACTTCCCCAGCCTGGCTGGATGATCTTGACGGGCATGGTGCCGTCCTTGCGCACTGCCTTCTCGACCAGGGGGACGAAGTCCAGCTCCAGATCGTCTCCCGCCGCCTCAGTAGCAGCTGCCACTTGCACCACAGGCTCATAGGTCACGACCTTGCGTACCTCGCGAGGGACGCCAAGGGTGACTGAGCCCGCCTCGTCCACGGAATAGTCCACGTCGAAAAGGCGCGGGCCTTCGGCCTGCACGTTCGCCTCGTCCGGCATGGCCGGGTCCGGCTTCGGGTTCACCTCGTAGACCACATGGTTGTCGTAGATCTCCTGCAGCCAGCACCAAGCGCGGGAGTGCAGGGCCCGCAGCGCTTTGCGCAGCGCGTCGTGGATCTCATTGTGCGAGAGTTCCGCCTCCATGAGCAGACGGAGCGCACGTTGCTGGGTCGGGTTCATCGGACCTCCTTGTCCGTCCGCTTGCGCTGGTAAAGGGCGGTGCATCTACAGGCCGGATGGCCTAGCGGTCTGTCGTGCCCGGAAGGGAAAGCGTCGGCGACAGGGATCCAGCCGGCGCCCTGATTGGTCGCGCAGAGCGCGCTCACCTTCGAGTCCCCGACTGTCAGCCATGACTTCTCGAAATCCAGGCCTGTGCCTGTAGCTCCCTTGATCACCTGCAGGCTGCCTTCTTCGTAGGCTTCCCCGGCCTCGGTAACCGCCACCATGTGGGCGCGGCTTTGGATATGAGCCTGGGGCCGCTTGCCGGCGAAGCCCTCGAACTTCTCCCTGATGGCCCGGGCGGTCTTATCGTAGCCCCAGCCCTTGTCCATGGCTTCAGTGACAAGGGTCCGCATTTCTTCGCGCGTGGTGGCGTTGATCATGGTCACTCGCTCAGCCGCGCGCCCTTTGAGGAAAGCGACGGCTTCCGGCGCCGCCAGATCGAAGCTCCCCTCTACCGCGAAGTCCGCCATGGCCACTCTGGCCCCGGCCGCGATGGCGGCCCGCATGAGCATGCTGATGGGGTCCTCGAAGGCTGCGAGCGTCGCAAGTTCGGCGGCCGTGAAGAGCTTCTCCCACGTCGGTGTCTTGGCCGTCTTCTCTAGGAGCGCGGATTCTACGAACGCGCCTTTGATCTTTCCGAGGCGCCCCACGAACTCACGCCCTTGGCGGCTGAACGCTATGCCTATTTGGCGCTCCGCCTTCTTCACGATGGGCGCCAGAGCGCGCTCTCTACGCAGGACCGTGGCGGCCTCCGCCAGGCGGCCCAAGGCCTCAAGCAGCTGGCTCAAGATTCTTCACCGCTTCGCGGAGCGACCTCACGGCCTCCATGAACGACTCCTCCGCCTGGGTCGAGACCTTGCCCTCTTCGTCCTCGGGGAAGATGGTGTCGAGGAGATCGTCGATATCGTCTTGCCCCAAGGCGGTGAGCAAGAGGCGCGAGGTCAGTTTGAGGTCCATAGTGCCGCTCAAGGTCTTACCGTCCAGCGTAGCCGCGGAGATGATGGCCTTGATGTCCGCGTCTTTGTCATGCTCGAGGATGCTCGGGAAGTCGATGTCGATATGGCGGTCGATGGGCTCCCCGGTCTCTGGGTCGTTCATCAGCACGACCTCGCGCTCGTCGCGCTCGTCGTTCCAGACCAGGGCGCCGCGTAGCTTGGGGTAGAGGATAGCCGTTGCGCGCTTGTCGATGGTGAACTGCAGGATGTCAGACAGGACGTTCTTCCACAGCTCCTGGCGATCGCGGAACTTGAGCTCTGTCGGGCGGTCCAGGGAGTTGGCCGTGGCGAGCGTCCCCACGGATACATCGCCGAAGAAGGTCTCGGGTAGGCCCGTAGCGGCAGCGACCATGAGCAGCATGCGCCGTCCATCGTCCGCCTTGGTGGTGGCACCGGCGGTGCGGATGGGCGTCAGGTCGTTGCCCTCAGCCATGACGGCGATAGAGCCTACCCCGGGGGGCGGGTTGGTCTCAGAACTGCTCGCGCCCATGGTGGTACCCAGCTTGGCCTTCATAGCGGCGATGCCCTTCTTGCCGCCCTTGCTGGAGGTCGCCTTGAAGGCGAACTTCGCGTACGCCCGGACGATGGTCGCCCAGTCTTCCAGGAACTCCTTATACGCCCGCGCCCAATCCAGGCCGCTGTAGGTCTCAGGCAAGCCGAAGCGCATGTTCGACAGGCCACCGACGCGCACGTGGTAGACGGGGCTGGTCCACTCGACGCGGTCGCCGCCGATCGTGAGAGGCTTGTTTAGCGGCTGGTAGCGCCAGTCGGGATAGTAGGCCGTCTCCTGGGCCGCCGTGGTGGCCACACCCTGGGCGTCCATCTTGCTCTCCGCCCACGTGCGCTTGTAGTACCAGGGCTCCTTGCCGTCCTCGGGATTGGTGATGATCTCCTGGATCTCATCGACCGGGATGGTGCGCACACGCACGCGGCCCGTGGCAGTGTGCGGGAAGAGCACGAAGAAGAGGTTCCCTTCAACCTGCAGGTCCTGCTCCTTCATGGATCGGGCCTGGTGCCCGGTGAGCTCCACCTTGTTCTTGGGGTCGTCCAGGAACTTCTGCACGATGGCGTCGACCTCGGGATGGGCGGCCTTGATGCTGACGCCCTGGCCCCACACGTACATCGACTGCAGCGTGACGGCCCGGTTGATGAGCGGGTTCTTCAGGAAGAAGAGGCGCGACAGAGCCGTGATGCGCTGCAGGCCTGCCCGGCTGAACTCCATCTCGGATTCGAAGTTCATGCGGATCCAGCCCGCGTCCTCCAGTCCCAGCTCCAACTCGGCTATGCGCTCCTGCAGGAACTCCAACGAGTAGCCCAGGGCACGGTTCTCCTGCAGCAAGGTGTCGGGCTTGGAAGGCCTAATGCGCTCTAGCAGGCTCACTGTCACCTCATTCGATGTAGATGTGGCCACCGTAGATGGTGGTCGCCGGGTTGGTCGCCCAGGTCGGCTGGACGCCCTTGATCTCGATGTAGTCGCCCGCCGCCACCGCGATACTCAGGTTGGCGTTCGAGAACACCCTCTCGTTGGTCGCCGCGCCCACCGTCGCTATCAGCGTGTCGGCGCTGTTGTTCTTGCGGATATATAGCGACCAGTTCTCGTTGGTGCCAGCGGTACCCGAGTAGACGTAGATCTCCGCGATCTTGATGGTCCCGGCCTTGCGGATGTAGATCTTGCTGATGTTGGCCGTGGTCGTCGGGGCCTTGGGCAGCATCCCGAAGTAGATGGTCTGTCCATCCGTGGGACTGGAGGTGAGCGCCTGGACTGCGATGGTGTAGCCGAGACCGGCTGCGCCTGGGGCGCCTTGCGGTCCCTGCGGCCCTGCCGCGCCGGTATCGCCAGTGTCTCCCTTCGGTCCTTGCGGGCCAGCGACACCAGCTGCACCGGTGCTCCCTTGTGGACCCTGAAGTCCCTGTGGGCCCGTGTCCCCTGTGTCACCCTTGGGGCCCTGCGGGCCCGCGGGACCGGTCGGTCCGGCAGGCCCGGTGCCGCCCTGCGCCCCCGGCGTTCCGGGCTCTCCCTGCAGGCCCCGCTCTCCGGTGTCGCCTTTGGCGCCTGCTTCGCCCTGGTCGCCTTTCGCGCCCTGCGGTCCGGGCAGGCCATCGAAGTAGTCGACGCCCTTGATGGGCGTGTAGCCAGGCGCCCCATCGGCGCCCCTCTCAGTTGACCCTTGAGACCCTTGCCCGCCTGACTGCGCGGCCAACGCTTCCATACTCTCGGGAGCCAGTGCCACCGGGAATAGCGGGCCTGCCCCTATCTCCGTAGGGAACAACACGCCCATGGCTGCCTCCCCTAATAGCGGCTGATGATCACAGGTTCGTCGTAGACGATGTACTCGTCCGTATCTTCCACGTCTGGCACCCAGAAGGACTGGATGACCGCGTCGCCGTGGTCGGTCGATCGCCCCAGACGCTTGCGGATCTCGTCTTTGCTCTCGACTTGGATGCGCCCGCCGGAGGTCACCCGCCACTTGGGAGCGGTGAGGTCACCGGTCAGCATGTCATCGGGCGGCAGGGCCACCGGGCAACCACTGGTCGGGTCGAGTACTTCGCGCATGTACCACCAGGCGGCAGAGCGGCAGTTGAGGAAACCGAGTTCGCCAGATGAGTCCAGGCGGACCGTGCCCGCCCCTGCGTTGAAGGCGATCACCTGGAAGCCCTGCTCCCGAAGTCGGTCCACAACGCCGGCGCCGATGCCGATGACGTCGACGACAGCGTAGCCGCCGCGCTTGAGTACTCCAGCCACGCGGCCGGTGGTCTCCATGGTGTCTGCGATGCTGAAGCCTTCCAGCGAGTCGACGCGCCAGCCGTAGCGCTTGGCTAGGACCGACAGGTCGGAGCCGCTGCGGGCCACGTCGACGCCCACGGCGGTGAACGGTCCAGCTGTCTCCCCCATCTCCCAGCGCGCGTTGGCCGCTTCTACCCAAGCAAGCGGGATGACCGAGTCCTCGTCGGAGCTCGCGAAATCACCCAGCACGCGGTTGATGAACACGGCGGACTTGCGGCCCCACTGCTTGGCGCGCTGCTCCACCCACTGCTCGCTCACGCGGCCCGCAGCGATCGCCTCATCCACGGTGACGTGATGAACGTCCCAGTCCTCGAAGCCGGGCTTGCGTTTGTGGATGTCGTAGAAGCGCCCGATCGGCTCACCCGGGGTAGAGCAGGCCAGCGCCAGGGCTTCGAGCTCGCTGCCCTCGCCGGCGCCGGAGAACGCACCCTCAGCTGCGTCGAACGTGCCCTCGGGTATGGTCTTGGATTCGTCGAAGATGTACAGGATGTGGTCGGCGTGGGCGCCCTCGATGAGCTCCGGCCGGTCGGAGGCTACGGCGCTAGCGGCGCCGGTCGCCAGCTTCAGGTTCAGGATCAGGAGCTCGTTGATGCCGAAGGGCTCGCGCCCCAGCACGTCCCAACGTAGCATCCGGGCCCACTTGTGCACTTCGGGCCAGAGGTACACCTCGAGTTGCCGCCACGCGCTCGCTGTGGTGATGACCTTCCAGTCAAGACCGTCACGGGTGATGCCGAACCACAGGACCGTCCAGGCGTTCATCGCTGTCTTGCCCAGACCGTGAGGCCCGCGGACCGCGACGCGCTTCTTCTTGGGCAGCGCCGCGAGCGCCCTGTTCTGATAGGCCGCCGGACCTTTGCCCTCTGGCCAGGCGAAGCAGTCACGCACAAAGCCGACCGGATCGTCCCAGTAGGGCCTCAGTTTGTCACGCCGGGCCCCAGCTTCCTGCTCCGCCTCGGCCTGGCGCTGCTGCTCCTTGAGCGCTTCCAGCTCCGCCAGTTTGTCACGCCGGGCCTTCAGCGCCTCCAGTCGGCTGAGTAGTTCCGGTGTCGGCAAGTTCACGACGTCCGACCTCGGCCGCGAGTCTCGCGATCTCTGCGTCCAACTTGTCAACGGTGATCACCTCGTCGCGCGACGTGGACTCGCCGTTCTCGAGACGGAACTTGTCGATCAGGATCCCGACGGAGGTCGCGTAGTTCTGCACGGCAGCAGCTGGCGCCACGGGGTACGCCACCTCTTGGACGTTCACGCCCTTGAAGTCGATGTGCTTGTTGTGGATGGCATCCATGCAGTAGAGCGCCTCGTCCAACAAGCGCTCCTTGATCTTGGCCCTCTTGGCGGCGATGCGCGCGTTCTGCGCTTGGACGCCCGCGGTGATGTTGGCGGTCGGCGGGCTCAGCTTTTCGCCGGTCTTGGCTTCCCACTCCCTGACCCAGCGCCGCACCGCCGGCTCCGAACAGCCTATGACCCGGGAGGCGGCGCGTGAGCCGTCCGAGACGTAGAGCTTGCGCGCCTGGGCCTTCTGCTCTTCCGTGTAGGTGGGCTGGTCCTTGCGCGGCGGTCTGCGAGCGGTCACATCTCGACCTCCTTCGGGCAAAGAAAAAGGCCGCCTCGCCGGCGACCCATTTAGCGCGCAGTTCTCCCGCACTACCGACGCCAAGGTACACCATGGGCGTACGACTTGTCAAGGTTTCCACTCGTGGCGTCTTTGGATCGCCCGCCAAAGCGTCTCTGTGGCGTAGTCGAGCATGCGCCGGAAGATGTAGAAGTCGCATGCACAGTCGAGGCTCGCAGCCTCTTTGCACTTGGATATCTCAAGCCGCTTGTCGACAAACTCGTCACCGCGGGGCAGGGTGCAGCGCACGAGCGGGGGGCAGCTCTTGTGCCTCATACCCAGCCGGCTCATGAGCACCAGCCAGCCCTGGGCCTCGGTCGATAGGCCCTGGCGGTAGTACAGGTCGATCACCCGCCACCAGGTCTTGTAACGGTCCTCGATGTGTTCCATGGCGATGTCGATGGTCGAGCGCTGCCTCATGACGGCCGCCTCGAACTCCTCGACCTGCTGGGGTGTCGGACGCTCTGCTGCCCCACCGACCTCTTCCTTGCCGTACTTGCGTAGGAGCATGCCGTCCAGGAGTGCTTGGTACTCCCCCAGGGCGCGCTTGAGATCGTCGATATCCTCGAACTCCCAGAAGTGCTCGCTGTCTTGCTGCTGCTGCGTAGCTACAGGTTGCATCAGCGCCTCCTTGGCGGTTCGGTCATGACGGATGCTATCGATGCGCCGTCTCGTGTGCGGCAGGTGAAGGCTCGGACGTGGCCCCGGACCTTCTCGACCACCAGGACCACGATGCCGTCGGTGAGCCGATCGGCCTTCTCTTCGGTCTCCAGGAAGGCGGCCTGGAGATCTGCGTCGATGTCGGGACGCTCCCAGGAGGGGATGCGGGGGGTCATGGCGCTGCCGCCCTCTGCGCACCCAGCGATCTGAGGCGCTCCAGTCCTTCGCGCGCTACCGCGAGCCCAGCCTCTCGCTCCTCCTCGCTCAAGGGCGGGGCCTTGGCGCTCGTGTCTCGAGGTGCTGTCTGGAACGCTTCCTCGATGAGGGTCTTGAGGATACCTGGAGGTTTGCCGTCGACGATGAGCTTGCGGATGGCGGCTTTGATCATGTCGGGATCTCTGCCGGCTTTCAGCCGATCGGCCACGATGCCGGCCACAGCGTCAATGTCCTTTTGCTTAGGTACGCTGCGACAGACGCGCTTGGTCTCAGCAACGTAGAACGCCACCAGGTCTTTGGCCTTCACCTCCGGCTCGTCTTCCTCCTCCCCAAAGTCGATGTCGGCAAAGGCGTCCGGCTCGTCCTCCTCTGAAAAGTTATCCACAGGTGAGTCGCCGCTTGCGGCGCTCCCCTCGGAGAGATTAGTTCTGGACCGGACCGGACTGGACCGGACAGGGGACTCGGTACGGAGTCGGTACCGAGTCGGTACCGACTCCGTACCGAGCTTTTGGCTTTCTAAAGCCTCGTCTACAACAGAGCATCTATAGAGTGCCGGCAGTAGGGCCTCGTTGACGTCATACCTATAGACCTTGTTCTTCCGGCCGTCGGAGCGTGGGACCTCGATGTAGACGAACGTCACCCAAGGAGGCAGCGGCAGATCATTGGGCTGTGGATTGCGTGGGTGCTCGTGCTGATGGAAGGTCTTGATGTAGAGGTAGTCTTTGCCCTCCGCCTTGTAGGGGATGAGCTTCTTCGCCTCGACCAGTTCATCTCGCCACCGAGTCAGGACCTCCACGGTGATGTCGGCGTCCAGCGGGCTTGGCCAGGCGGTAAGTTTCCACCCGAACGGGTCATCCTCGAGACACCCTGAGTCTTCGGCCATCTGCCAGATCTTCTGGTAGGTGTAGCGCTTGTCTCTATGCCAGCGCAGCAGCTCGGGATCCGTGTTGATGTCGGCCTTGACGATGCGGTTACGCAGACGTGCCATGGCACCACCTCAAGTCCCAGATGTCTTCGATGCCTCGTGTGATCCGGTACTCGCCACCATGCGCGGTGACGTCCGCCTCGAACCGCTCCTGGTACTCGGACTGCCTGCCTTCGGCCGTCTTCACCTCCAGGAATACGACCCGTCCATCGCGT